CTCCAGGGCAGCGCGTGACGGCAGCTCAGGTGTTCGACGCTGAGGAGGAGGAGGATGCGCCTGCTGAGTCGGAGGCTCCGGCTCCTGAGTCGTCGGCCGAGATTCAGGTTCCGACCGAGGAGGAGGAGGCTCCTGCAATGATTCGCGGGATGACGGGGGCTCCTGCGGTTGTGCTGCAGGCTGCTGCTCCGAAGAACCGCCGTCGTGTTGCGGCGGTGGTTTAAGACCGAGTAGGCTAAACACACGGGATCGCGCAGGTACGCGCGAGACGATCAAATCATCGTCAATAAAAATAATTTTCATTTTGTCCGGTAGGTCCAGCGGTGATGAAGATACACTTGTATGCGGAATGGGTTCCAATGAACGTTTTCCACATCGGTTACATGAGTACACTGTAGGAAGCTTGATAACCATCTCGGGCGTAAGAACACGAATCGGACCTGCCAAACAATGTTCAAGGACTTGCTTGGGTGTTGTCCATCCTTCAGCAAGGAATCGCTGAGTCGCGTTCTCGGAGAACAGGGACCAGAGACTGTCTTCCTGCCGCCACTTTTCCTCTTGTAGGAGAGTTGCAAATGGATCGTCTTGAAACCACAGGATCTTAAACTCCGAATGGTCAGACAGTGAATGTTCAACCAACCCAACTCTAGAGAAGTCTTCGTCGTAGAGCCAGTATACATTCGCATGAGTGAACGTCTCATCGCGCGTCCCTCGATAGACATCACGGTCATCCATTGTCCACAGATCAGACACAACGTCGATGTCTTGTTCGACGATGTCTCTGGATATATTTGTGTAGATCACACTTGGATCAAGAACAGACTGCATTAATCAAAGTTAACAATTACCTTTACGTCGTGATGACGCACAGCCTTTGTGGCTGAGCGAGATAGCTCATGTCTCTTGCGACGCTCACCCACTTCCTTGGGTTGAATAACGGTGGAACACGCCTCCATGTCGGCATGAATGTCATCGTAGTTTGTCTCAAGGTAATCAAGAACCCCGTCCTGAATCGCCCATTCGAAGAAGTTCAGTTGCCCCACCGTTGTGTCCAGTCCCTTAAACTGAATGCGCTTCCAACGGCAAAAGGGGTCGAACATCTTCTTGCTATAGGCCTTTAGGTGAGACTTGTAAGCAAGATACACGATCACATGACGGTTGCTGAACATGTAGGATACGTTGTGTTTCTTTGCGTAGTTCGTTACGAGCCAATCGATTAGACGTAAACTGATCTTGGACTCCCCCGCAAGGATACTGCGAATACGATCAAGGTTGGCAGGGACATCGTAGAAGGCACCTAGGCGAACAAGAACCCAGTGATCGCGGTTTTGGATTGATGTGATCGTGTCTGTCATTTGTATAAAGGCGGTATTCTTGCTTAAAGCTAGTTTATGTCAATACTACAAATGGAGTCTCCTAAAGTAGAGTTGAAAGAGGAAGAGTCTAAGAAGCTTTTTGCCGATGAGCTGGCTAAGTCTTCTTTTGCGAACGACATCCATGAGGTTGAGGGATGTGAGTCTTCGTACTCAACTGTCCCTGCCGAGCTGACAAAAATTGAAGAGCATCGCGAAATTCTCTCTAAGATCTGTGAGGATTTGTTTGGCGTGGCTCTTCGCCCCGCTACAAGCGAGGAGCTTCAGGCAGCCTTACTTGCCCACGCTAAGGTACAAAATGAACTTTCGGGTATCCAGCCAACTGAAGACAATGGAGTATCCCCTGGCCGAAGCACTGAGTGTGTGGTTGATGGAGAACAGACCTCTCACACACCTAAATATTCGAATTCGCCAGTTTGTTCTGTTCTGCCAGACATTGACGAAATTGTCATACCGACAGCTGAAGGAGGAGGCGATGAGGACAGTCGAGTTCCTCATGAAGAATGAACTAGGACGAGTATGGAAACGGGACAGGTGCTTTGAACGTACCATTCGTCTTTACGGCAACCAAGATCAGCGGACGGATGCTTGGTTGTCTAAGCGCGGTAGCATGATCACTGCCTCAGAGGTAACGAAGGTTTGGACAACTCCTGCGAGCCGCCTCGAGTTGATGACGAACAAGCTCGATCCACCTCCTCGAAATACTGGAGCAAACCCCATTGCGCCACTGATCTGGGGGACTCGTTTTGAGGCTGTGGCCAAGCGGATCTTCGAAGAGACGACGAACTGCAAGGTGATCGATGTAGGGTGCTGTACCCATCCTGTCCATTCGTTTCTCGGAGCATCACCCGATGGACTGATTGTGCCGAACGACGACACGGACCGCATGCGGTATGGACGCTTGGTCGAGTTCAAGTGCCCAATGTCTCGCAAGGAGACGCCTGGGATTCCAGATGCCTACATAAACCAGATGCAGATGCAGATGGAGTGTACGGGCGTTGACGAGTGCGAATATGTTGAGTATCGCTTCAAGCAGGTTTTCTTTACAGAGTGGGATACAGCTACGCAGCAAAAGGGTTGTTTCGCAGTGGATGAGAAGGAGAAGGTTATCTACAAGCCCGACGATGTAACACTTGATGACTGGCGCGCCGGTCTTGACGAGACATATCAGTACATTTATTGGATTCTGACAGGAGTGAAGAAGGACTTCGTTCCCTGGGATCCCAACTGGTTACCTAGTCATAGTGCTGATCTGAAGGCGTTCTGGGACGAAGTCGTTCGTCACCGCGCGGAGGGAACCAAGCCCCAGCCATTGCCATCTAAAGTGATGATGATTGATTTATAAAAATGATCGTTACGAAAGAGGATGTTAAAGCAATCGACTTTGCTCCTATACAGCCACTCCACACAAACACTGATCTGTTCTGGAATGATATCCACAATGTTCCAGGAGACCAGCACTATAAGTTGCTAGGATATTTGTCCACCCTCTTCAAGGGACGTGATATTTTTGATATCGGAACACACCGTGGGGCATCTGCATTGGCTCTTGCGCATAATCCAGAGAATACCGTGTATTCATTTGACGTCATTCATGAGTACAGGATGCCACAGATCAAGAACGTCAACTATGTTCTGGAGGATCTGTGGAGCCCCGATATACTTGCAAAGTGGGAGGATCGCCTGCTGAAGTCCGCATTCATCTTTTTAGATATCGATCCGCACGAGGGAACGCGCGAGTACGATTTCTATCAATGGCTCAAGTGGAAGAAGTACCAGGGGTTTCTCGTGTTAGATGATATCTGGCATTTCCAGGCCATGCGAGATAATCTGTGGTATAAAATTCCTATTGAGGATAAGATGGACGTAACTGACATGGGCCACTGGTCTGGAACAGGCATTGTGCAGTTTACCTCGAGCACAGTACGTATACGCTCGGCAATCCTTATAGGGGTTTAAACTTTCGAAAACCTCTTAATGAAATGACGACCTTTGTCACAGCTTTTATTGACCTAAAAGAACCCAGGCAAGGTGTTAGATCGCCTGATACATACATTGCGAAATTCCAACAGCTTGCTGATACAGGAATTAATCTCCATCTGTTCGTCAGTCAATCGTTCTGCAACAGCATTCCTGAACGACACAATATTCACACGACAGTGATTGAACTTGAAGACCTGGATACGTTTAAGGAACTTGCTGGATTGAATCCAGCCCTCCCTTCTGTCAGGTCACATGACAAGGATACGCGGGCCTATCTTACACTGATGAACTCAAAGACGGAGTTTGTTCGTAGGGCGATGGATAAGAATCCATTCAACACCGATGGCTTTGCGTGGATTGACTTTGGTATTTTTCATATGCTTCATGATTCAGTCGAGCAGTTGAAACATATCAGCAAGATCATACCAGGGAATGACCTATACATTCCAGGATGCTGGGAACGTGGCTATCCTCTTTTTTCACATGTGTTTTGGCGTTTCTGTGGATCTTTCTTCATAGGAAACCGCCAGGCAATGCTGACGTTTGATTCCTTCCATCGGACCATGTTTCGAAAGACAGTGATTGAAAAAAACGTGTTATCATGGGAAGTCAACATGTGGGCATTCTATGAGATGGAAGGGTGGACTCCCGTTTGGTACTTGGCCAATCACAATGACACACTGTTGCTTCTACCTGAAACGTTTAAAGATGTCTGAGCTGTGATCATATATGTCCAAAAGCTGGACGGTTGTTACAGGCGTATTTGACTTGTCTCAACGGGACGATGCAGTCGATGTTATTAAAGAGCGAAACAGCCAACATTTCCTGAAGCACGCGGGGTCTACGTTGGAACTTGATCAGAACATGGTGATTTTTTGCGAGCCGAAGAATCTGGATGATCTGAAATCAAAACGCCCCGAACACCTTGCCAAAAAGACACGGTATATTGTTATGGAGTTCTCCGAGTTCCCCATGTATGTTCATCTTGATAAGATCAAGGAGAACCGACGTGTTCGATCACAGTATGATCATAATCGATGCTGTCCGTCCTATTACTTACTTTGCATGGCAAGGTATTCGATGCTCAAGAAGGTGATTGCAGAGAACCCATTTGAATCCACCCACTTTGCATGGCTGAACATTTGTATTGAACGAATGGGTCCATCCAATGTAAAGTACCTACCTGATGTATTTGCGAGCTTCCGTGACAAGTTCTCCACCTGCTATATCGATTACATTCGTAAAGAGGAGTTCCCCGAAGTGATTGATTACGGGCGGTGTTCAATGTGTAGTGGGTTCTTCACAGGAAACGCCCATTACATGAAGACGTTCTGTGACAAGATCGAAGAGAAGTTTCTCTACTATCTCGAGAGAGGGTATGGTCATGCAGACGAACAGTTGTATAGCCCTATTTACTTCGAGAACCCCGAGCTCTTCGAGGTATATTACGGTGATTACACGGAGATGATTACAAACTATCACTGGATCCGTGAGCGTCCTAGTGAGCCTCTTCGTCTGATCATTCGAGGTAGTTTTGGGGCTGGGGATTTCGTATCATGCCGTCCAGCATGTGAGACGTTATGGGTGTCCTTCAAGAAGGGGTATGCGCAACTTCAAGAATGGGAAGTCCTTCATCTGATTGCAATGTATCGCAAGTGTCTTGAGAATCTTGGTTTACCGCCTGAACTTCCATGAGCATGGGCACCAAGACCGCCTGGTCTTTGTTGCACCAAACTTTTTATTCCACTCGGCGATTGTAAAGTTATTGCCCATGCTCGTATTACAGCGACTACAGATCGGAATCAGATTATCAATGTTTGTTTTACCACCCTTGCTCTCGGGGATATTATGACCACACTGGTAATCAAACACATTGATCTTGTTCGTACACCACACTACTTTACATCTCGACTCAAACTGGGGACCGATGTATAGTAGCCATACCTGTTCTCGAAGTGCTTTTGGGATAGTTGCCTTCATATATTTCATTATGAACTAGTCCGTAAGCGAAAAAAACACATTGAGTAACAATGGGCAATAAGCCATCTGTATACTTATGGAAAGGTCATGCAATCGATTTATGCGATGGATCGAATAACCTAATGCTTGAAGATGTTCCGCCGGGAAGTATCGTAGTCCAATCGGGACAATGTGGATTTCTGAACTTTATTAACTTAGGCGGTGTACACTTAACAATGTCTGAAAACGAACCTGTATTCTTCAACCCTATGAAAAACCAAAAACAAATCGAAGAACTTCTCAGAATTGACGAAGTTCCAGTTATCTCATTGCACACCGCTGGAGATCCTCATAAACTTGTTATGTCAGTTGTTTACCTCTATAACTTTTCAAAACGTATCGACGGGATATGGAAACTGCCATCAGCTGGAGTACAGAGAATAGAAGGTAAGGACGATAATACTATAGAACAGTTTCACGACTTTAATCTTGGAGATTTGCCGATAACTCTGTTCGCATCAACATATAGGAAATCAGTTTTCCCAACCGAAGAGACGATACAAACACATTTAACTCAGAAATTTGGAAAACCGACGATGACAGAGGACGACTTGCAATCGCTCAAATACGATGAGATTTTTACTACGCGCTTTACCCAAATTATCAAGAGATTTCCCGGAATTCATTATAACTTATTATGTAGAAGACCTCCCAATCCCAATTGTGGAAAATCCACACAGATGCGTCGTTTAGAGTCTCGTTCTCGTCTCTCCGAGATCTCGCCGTCCCTTGAGCGCCTAGTACAGTTATATATTTTTTACAGAAATAGGCCCCATCTTGCCTTGCATACCGAAATGAATCATCTCTCAAACACCGAATTTAAGTTTCTATTCGAGAGACTAGTAGAAGACGAAACTGCTCGTTCGTGTAATAAACATGACAGCGATTTGATATCGATATCTGACCCGAGAATGGGTCTTGTAC